CCTCGGGTCGCACCCGTACACGCTGGTAAAGGCGGCGCCGATCGAGGCGTGGGTCGTGGTCGTGTCGTGGGAGCAGAGCCTCGCCATTCAGGGCAAGCTCTGGGCGCTGCTCCCCAAGGACGCGATCGAAGACGACTGCGAGTACACGCCGGGGAAGGGCTTTCGCGGCAAGGTGCCGATCGTCCGCTTTAAGAACGGATCGGTGCTTCGCATCCGCACAGTCAACCAGGGCGCGCTCGCGCTGGCGGGGTCGACGATCGACTACGTGCTGATCGATGAGCCCCCGCCGGAAGAGATCTGGTCAGAGCTTGCCGCGCGCGTGCTTCGGCAGCGAGGGCGCATCGCGATCACGCTTACGCCAATTGGGCTCCCCCTCGGGTGGCTGAAGAAGCTGGTCGAGGAGCAGGTCGTGCAGGACCTGCACTTCCCGCTCACGGTAGAGAACACCACGCCCATCGGTGGGCGTCCACTGCTTACGCGTGAGGACATCGAGAAGCTCGAGGGTCAGGTACTCCCACAGGAGCGCGCGCAGCGCATCCATGGAGAGTGGGACAGCGGGTGGATTGAAGGTCGCGTGTTCCGCATGTTCGACCCAGTGCTGCACGTTCGCGCGGACGCACCCGCTGGTGAGGCGCTCATCGGCGTGGGCATTGACCATGGCACAGAAGCCGGCGCACAGGTCGCCATCCTCACCGCGCTCGTGCGTGATGCCGGAGAAGGACACCCGCGTATCTGGGTGCTCGACCAGATCGTGAGCGACGGCATGACCACGCCTGACCAGGACGCCGCAGCCATCCTAGGGATGCTGCGACGGTGCGGCCTGCGATGGGAGAACGTCGACCGATGGGTGGGCGACCGCAAGGTGTATGGCAAGCGGAACGGGTCGCTCAAGTCGAACGCCATGCTCATGTCATCGATGGAGCGCGCGCTCAAGCTCCCCACGGGTAGCCTGCCGTTCCGCATCCACACGGCATACAAGCCGAGGGGCTCCGTATTCGAGGGGTACCGTGTACTCTCGGCGGCGATGCTGCGCGGCGACTTCTCGATCAACCCGCGCTGTCGCGGGCTCATTGAGGACCTGCAGAAGTTCGACGGACGCGAGGCAAGCGAGCATAAGCACAGCATAGACGGCCTCAGGTACTGCCTCGAACTGTATACTAGGCGCCTGTACCAGCCGCAGACGGTTAGACTCGGGTAGGGGGAGTCCATGTTCCAGAGCAACCAGATCCCGACGCCGCCCGCTCCGGGCAACCCCGACGAGGCGATGCGCTGGGAGCACACGTCCCATCGCCTCGCGCTGATGGAGGGACGGTGGGCGCGTCTGCTCGAGGACCGCATGGAGGCTCAGCTTGGCAGCACGCGCCGGATGGCGATGGGCCTGCCGGACATGAGCACCAACAGCGCGAAGGTGATCTGGACGGAGCTTGCGACGCTCTACGATGCCGAGCCTGACCCGAAGCACCACACTGCAGGCGACGTCCCCGTGCTGCTCGGTCCGGATGGCCTCGTCGCGCGATCTGGTCTGTGGGCGCAGATGGGTCGCTTCCAGGCGCTCACGATCGGCCTGCGTGAGATGTGGATGCGCATTGACGTCGAGGACGGACGCATCACGTACCGACCTGTGCCTCCGAATCGCACGATCGCGGAGTCTGACCCTAGCCGTCCGACATACCCGAAGGCGTACGCCGAGGTGAGGCTTCGCCACCTGCGCGGGGAATACATCTGGTGCTGGGACGTGTTCGACATTCGCGACCCGGAGAACCCGCGATGCGAGGTCCGCATCTCCGGCGACGGTGGGAAGTTCGGAGAGGACGTCACGCTCGAGGTGCTCGGAGGCAACTTCTCGGGAGCGGCCTACCCGTACCGTCGAAAGGACGGCACGCCTATCCTTCCGGTGGTGCTCTACCACGCGAGCCTCTACGGTGATCGTCTGTTCGATCCATACTTCGGAATCGAGACGTACGAGGGCTCGCTGAACCTCGCGCTATACTACACGTACCTGGCGCACTGCCTGCGTGACGCGAGCTACCCCCAGCGCTGGGCGATCGGCGTGCGTGTGGCGGGTGCCGACGTCACCGACGCGACGAACCGCGCTAGCCGCGTCGAGGTGGTGACGGACCCAACGACGATCCTGATGCTCGACGCTGCGATGGAGCAGCAGCCACAGGTCGGGCAGTTCAACGCGGGCGCAGACGTCCGGACGCTTGAGGCCACGATCGCAGCGATCGCGCACCGCCTCGCGACCGACGCCGGCCTCTCGCCAACTGAGTTGCAGCGCACGAGCGGTAGCGCGCAGAGCGGGTATGCGATCAGCCTCAACAACGAGGGTAAGCGCGTCGCTCAGCGAAAGTACATCCAGCAGTTCCGGCGCGGCGACGAGGAGCTCCTCGCGAAGTCGGCGATCCTGTACAACCGCGCGGTGGGCACCGACTTCCCGGAAGGTGGGTACAGCATCATCTACCGCGAGATCCCGCTCTCGCCCGAGGAGCTGCAGGCGCGTCGCACCCACGCCCTCGAGATGATGCAGGCCGGCCTCATGGATCGCGTCGAGGCGCTGCGCCTGTTCGGCTTCATCTCGGAGGCCGACGCTGTGGCGAAGCTGCAGGCGATCGACGCTGGGAAGGCGCCGACGCCGAGTGAACAGGAAGGAGGGATGGAAGCCTCGGCGCCGGCACCCGCCGCCGATGTATCCACCTCAGGAGGCATTGATGATGTGAACGAGGAGATCGACGCCGCGACGCGTCTCCTCGAGGGCATCGCCTCTACGGCAGGCGCTGACACTGCGGACGTTATCGCTGCTGTTCTCGACAGTCTGCGAGAGGTCAAGTCTTACGTAGCTGGCTCCCCCGTCACGGCATCCGAAGACGCGACGGATGGAGAGTCCTGCCCCATCGAGACGCAGGACATCGCGGCGAATCTCAAGAACCGGCAGCGCGCTCTCGATGTTGCAAACTACGGACCTCCGAACCCTGACGCTCCTGGCGATTACTGGCAGGGCAAGGCGACCCGCATGCGTGCGACGGTCGACGAGGTGATCGGAATGACCTGCGGTAACTGCGCCTTCTTCAACGTCACGACGAAGATGCAGGCCTGCATCGAACAGGGCATTGGCGCCGAGGGCGACGTGATCAAGCAGGTCGGGCAGCTCGGCTTCTGCGAAGCGTTCGACTTCAAGTGTGCAGCTCGCCGCACGTGCGACGCGTGGGTGGTCGGTGGACCGCTCACCGATGCGGGACTCGCGGGTGGTGCGACTGTCAAGACCGAAACGACGACGACGCCCACGCAGGGCGCAGACCCGGAGGAAAGCGTGGCAGCAGCTGCAACGTCTGCAGGCGTCCCAGCATCCGCGGTCGCTATGAACGGAGCGCAGGTACAGGCTGCGCAGGGCATCGTCACGAGCGTCGCCAAGGGTGAGCTCCCGCGCGCGACCGGCGTCGCTATGCTGGTCCAGTTCTTCAACATGCCGGAGGACGCAGCGGAGAAGATGATGGGCGAGGTGGGTAGGTCCTTCACGATGCCGACCACGGTGGCCTAGTGCCGTTCGTCTCGGAAGCGCAGCGACGGTATCTGATGCTGAATGAACCAGCGGTCTACCGCGAGTTCAAGCGTGCTGAGGATGCCGGCGAACTGGACCTCAAGCCGCCCGTATCGGTGGCGCGTGAGGCCGAACGTGGGCTAGCGCTCCGGCGTGAGTTCGGACGAGGTGGGACCGCGGTGGGCGTCGCTCGCGCGCGTGACCTTGCGAATCGTCGCGACGTGAGTATCGAGACGATCAAGCGCATGGTCGCATACTTCACCCGGCACGCTGTCGACCTCGAGGCACCCGCGGCGAAGCGTGGCGCGCCTGGCTACCCGAGCGCCGGATACATCGCGTGGCTCCTATGGGGTGGCGACGCTGGCGTGGTCTGGAGTCGTAAGGTCGCACGTCAATACGAACGGGTGCAGGCAGCACTCGCGAAGGAGGCAGGATGAGCGAGCAGGAAGGTGTGAACGTGGACGCGAACGGAGCCGAGGCTCGGATTCGCCAACTCATCAACGACAAGAAGGCGCTCGAGGCGCGCGTCGCTTCGCTCGAGGAGACGGCAGCGAACGCCGACAAGTGGCGCACTCAGATCGATGAGCTCAAGGCTACGCACAAGGTTGAGCGTGAGGTCGCAGCGCTTGAGCGGCAGATCCTCGCCGCGGGCATCACCGACGCCGAAGGTATCGACGTGGTGCAGACGTTCTATGGGAAGCTCCCCGCAGATGGACGCCCGCCGCTTGGCGAGTGGCTTGCCGCGAAGGATGCGCTCCCTCGAGCAGTTCGTGCCTATATCGGAGAGGCCACTGCGACGTCGACGGCATCGTCTGCGACTCCGACAACTGCGACCATGCCACGATCGAACGCGACCGCGGTGACGGCGCCTCCGTCGCAGCCGAACGCGTGGAGCGCGGAAGCCATCGCGAAGCTCAGCCCCGCTGAGTTCAAGGCGAATCAGGCGGCGATCTTCGCGAGCCTCGGAGTGCCTTGACATTCTGTCACGCGTAGGCATACCCTAGCCGTGGGGGACCTCCCCCACGCGCTCGGGGCAAGCTCCCGTAAAAAGCGACAGGCGCGGCAAACCTCGACTCCTACTAGGAGGCCACTATGGCTAACATCGACTTCGCCGCCCTTAGCGGCAATGCCCGCGTCTCTGCCGTCCTTCACCAGATGATTCAGGCGAAGCTCGCCGACAAGGCTAGCCTCTGGCGTCACCCGGCTATCAACTACTTCGGCAACCTCTCGGGCGCTGGCTCGAGCGCACTGCAGGTCCCCGTCGTGGGCCTCGCCGGCACCGACGTTATGGCCGCGGTGTCGGATGGTTCGTCCGTCTCGAACACCTCGCTTACCACGAGCGCTGCGACCATCACGATCGCGCGTCAGGCTCTTCGCTACGACCTCACTGATCTTGCGAAGCTCACGAATCCCATCCCCGGCGGGATGGGCGTTGGTATCGAGGGCCTCGCCGAGAGCCTCGTGGTTGCCGCTGAGATGCGCTTTACCGCGATGATCGCTGCGCTCTCCGCGGGCGTGTCCACGACGGTTGGTACCAGCGGTGCGGATCTCACGGTGTCCACGTTCTACAGCGCGATCTTCGGGCTGCAGCTGACCGCGAATGACCCGACGTTCATGGCGATCCTTCACCCACAGCAGGTAAATGACCTCATGAGCAGCCTGCGCAGCGAGGCGGGTCCAGGCCAGTACCTCGCCGCTTCGCAGGATCAGGTCCAGGCGAAGGGCCCCGGCTACCGTGGCAGCCTCTTTGGCGTCGACCTGTTCTCGAGCACCAAGATCCCGACCGCGAATGCGGGCGCGGACTACGGCGGCATGATGTTCTCCAAGGGCTTCTGCGGCTACGCGGACGGCACGCCGTCTCCGGTCCAGGGCGCTGGCGGGCTCATCCTCCCGGCGGGTACCCCGTTCGTCGTTGAGCTCGAGCGCGACGCGGCTTCCGCGATCACTAAGATCGTCGGCAACTACTTCGTGGGCGTGGCCGAGATCGAGGACCTGCGCGCGGTGCAGATCATCTCCGACTTCTAGTCGTGAGGTGACACAGGGCGCCGAGGTGCTTACGGGTACCTCGGCGCCTTCGTGCGTCAGGAGGGAATGATGGCGGCAACGTTCGGAACGTCCGGAACGGGCAACTTTCAGGGGACGCCGGCAGCGCGACCGGCGGCAATGCGCGACCTGCTACCGATGAGCGCCAACGCTCCGTGGTGGTACATGCATCACCCGTCGCGGTGGATGCTCGTGGGTGACGAGTGGCTCCCGCAGCTCGGGCAGATGTGGGGCGACCCCGGCGTCAACCGCGTGGATAAGGACGGAAACACCGACCTCGCCGAAATCGGCAAGCGCAAGACGGGGTGGACGATCATTCCGTGGGAGGTCGAGTCCGGTGGCTATTGCATCGCGTGGGACGGTCGCGGTGGTAAGGTACACCTCTCGAAGTGGGAGACGCCGCAGATGCTCGCCGGCCAGGTGCGCCTCAAGTCGGA